AAAAGAGTCTGTTGGTAAATGTTCCAAGACTTGTAAAGGACAAAAGGTTGTTAAAAATTCAACTGGAAAAGCTGTTTTAACTTGTGATTGTGCTCCTACAAAAAATCCCGGTTTAGAAGCAAAACAACCAAACGCTTATGCGGTTGTTTTAGCTCCTGAAGCACCTGGTTACCATTTTTTTGGTAAACAATTTAAAGTCGTTGACGTTACTGGACTTCATATTGGTAATGCGTCTGTTTTTATGGGTAAGGGAGGAAAATCAATATTGTTTAATAGACATTTTTCTACTCAGTACAAGGGTGCTTCTATAGCAATTCCTAATACTGGTGAGAATCCTATAATGATACCATTAGATCTAAGTAAATCGGTCGTTTTTAAGGACACTGATGTTGCTAGATTACCCTTGGTAAAAGCAGTTCCAGAAGCAAAATATCTTAATCATTTTAGCGCGAAGTATTGTGTAAAAATTTGTAGATATGATGAAAACAATAAAAATAATATTTATTTGTTTACTTCTCAATATGATAGTGTTGGTAAGCTCTTGCCAATGATGGCCTCGACATCTAATGTTATAAAAGCAAATGATGTTTCTGGCTCGTACCACCATTTTAATGGAAAATTTTTTTCTGATGGTGGATATTGTGGTGGAGTTATTTCAGTTGATATGGCTCAAGTTTGTGGTATTCATTATCACACTAATGGGGAAGGTAATGGTAACAATTTCATGGGTTTTACTAATGAACTCTTTGATTGGTTGTTGTCCTCTCTTGATTGAGGGTGCCAGACTTCTTTTCGGTACGAAAGCTGTTTGGCAATGGTACCTTCGAAATTTTCCTTTGATGGAAAATTAAATTTTATGGCTCTTACAAAAGAGCGACTTGAACAATACCCTTATACATTTTTGATACCTATTTGCGATTCGTTATATAGGCGTCAGTATGCTACTAAAGGACCTAATTTCACAGATATAGAAGATATATTCTGGCAAAGGTATAAAAATACTGGAGCGGATGTTTCTTTAATTGAAGATTTGGCTAGTTGCTATAGAGTTCGACCTCTTTGGAAGAACGTGATGGCACAAATAACTAAATGTGATGTTCCTAAGATCGAACCAAATAATTTGATCTGGGATAGGGTGCTTAAAGTGGCAACTACATATTTTTCTTTTCTTGAGTTTGAACCCTCTCATAATACTAACGATCATACTTATGATCTTAGTACTTCACCTGGTTTACCATGGTCTAAAATGGGTTATAAAACAAAAAGAGAAGTCCTAGAAAAATTACCTCAACTTTTTTCTGAATATCTTTATGATTTAGAGTATCCAATAATTGATTTTATAATGACAAAGATGAATTATTAGAGAAAATAGATCTTGATAGAAATAAGGTTCGAGGGGTCTTTGGGTCTCCTTTTCAGGGGATCTATAGAGAAAAATTTTTGTATGGAAAACAAAATAATGCTTTGCTAGAGCATCATTCCGATACTTGGATTAAATATGGGATGGTCAAACAATATGGTGGATTTTCGAAAGAAATGAAAACTTTAGATAAATATGACTGTATCTCTGAATCCGATATTTCTGGTTGGGACAGAAAGGCTTGCCTTGATCCTGTTTATAAAATCAGAAATGCACATTTGCTGAATAAAGAGAAATATTCTGAATTAATTGATGAAGTTACTCTTTCTAACACTAGACCAATGGTTCTTTTACCAAGTGGTTATGTTATACGTCGGCAAACTGGTAATGATTCTGGCAAAAATAATACTACGACTGATAATAGCATTTTGCATTTTCTCATAGT